TGTCTTGATTCTCTTGAGAACAGAGATCTGATTCTCATTGCCCAGATCAGCATGGTTCGTGTAGTACGCCATCCGATAAGTAGATGTGTTATCTAAGTAACCATCATACTTACCAATGTATCCAGTCTTACCAATGTACAAATCACCATTTCTAAGCGCATATAAAGACTTAGGAGTGATGGAATCCCACTTGGTTACTCTGTTAGACCCATCTTGCAATTGCATCTTTGTATCAAAACAATAGACTTGTGCTGAAGTAGGCAAAACCAACAGATAAAAAGCATTCTTCTCTGAGTAAACAGACTTGAGGTTAGCCAATGTCTCAACAGCCAAAGACCCAATTAAATCAGAACGAACATTCTTAGATATGTCTCTCAAAGGAGCAGACTTCTCTTGGATAGTCCTCATCAATGAACGAACACCAGAGTCTGACAAGAAAATTACATCAGTACCAATACTCTGAATAGAATCTCTAGCAATACATCCAATAGAACCTACTGTGTCACTTAACTGGAGCGTTGCAGGGGTTGTTGCACCAGAGTAAACAAGAATCTGTCGTTTACCAAAGATAAACAAGAAATCATTGTGAGCCGCCAATCCCATGATCTCATCAGAACCATTAGGCCATACACGAGACACATCTAAAGTACCAGTAGTACCACCCCCCCATACATGACCTGCAATCAGATCAGAGAAAGTAATCGTTACTTTGTTAGTAGATGTATTGGCAACCCACAAACGACCAAAAGCAGAAATACAGATGTTTGCTTGAGGAACAGTACCTACATAACCAGTCTTCTCAGAAACTCTGCGATAAGTGGTAGTACTCACCGCTGGGTCATAAATCAATGGATCGTGTCCAGTTTGGAAGAAATAAGTGATTCCATTCAAAGAAGCACAATGCCAGTTACTAGCACTAATGGTAGGAGCAGAACCACCACCACCATAGGTCAACTCAGTTACAGCATTGGAAGTACCAAGTTTGAACAACTTATTGTTGCCAGCAAACAACACAGTCAATGTGCCATCAATCTGCACTAACTCATGGATAACAGTTACATCGTTAGACCCAAGGTTTCCAGATGAAGAATTAACCAATGTATAACCCTTGCGAGCACCAATACGTCCATACTGGTCAATCACGCAATTAGAAGCAACCAAAGCAAAACCAGAAGACAAATCCAATGGAGAGTCTTGCGTATTCAGGCCATAAAAGCCTGGTGCGCTTATGCTATTACTTTGTAGTGGAGCTGCCATTAGACCGCCACAAAGTTGTCTTCAGGGTAACGAGTGCTTTCCAACGCAATAGCATCAGATAGCATTCCACGGAACAAAGCATAAGCCTCTGAACTTGCCGTACCGCCATCTTCACCACGTTCAATCAAAGCACGAGCATAAGCACTCTGAGTCACCAAATAGTCTAATACCTTTACAGATGTGCCATCAGCAGACAAAGCCGCTTGTGGGATGGTCAAATCAAACAACAGAGTAAAAGCACCAGAAGGAACAGGAAACAAGTCTACTTTTGTGTCTCCATTACCATCCACACCGCTAAAGCAGAACTCTGATGGAATAGACTGTGAAGGTGCGCCAAGGTTCAATTTGCGGTTCATGTCCACAAACTCAATGTTCCGAAGACCAATTAAACTTGTTGTGTTAAGCGCATCATTGATACGGAACTTCTGTCCCGCACCTGTCAAAGCATAAGAACTCGTGCCAGCAGTAGTCGTTACTGTGATTGCTTGAGTAAGACAATTCCAGTTGTAAGAGTCTTCAATCTGTCTCTTAGCATCATTGACAAACTTGCCGATCAAAGCAGAATATGTTGTCTCTGAAACAGTAGAAACATTAGTCTCACGCAAACGAGTGAGTACATCATTGACTAATTCTAGGTATGTCATACTCGTTGTGACCCTTCAATTTCAAATGTTGCAATGACAGAAATGGTAGACCCAGACTCTGATGTAGCAGTCAAATAGTCGCCTTCTTCCATCACAATATACTGATTAACATCAATCTCGGCATAAGTTGATTTAGATGTTAAGGTGTATTCATTTGTAATTAGGATAGAAAGGCTTGCACTTGAATCATACCAAGTGAAACTTATGTGCTTATTTGATGAGCCGTTGTTTGATGCGTGTAAAAGTACACACCTAGCGTAATAGCCAGTCGGAACTGTAAACAGCGTAGTAGCCGTATTAGCAGTTAAATTTGCACCGACTGACCTTGCTCTCATTTCTTATTCCTCTTAGAGATCGCTTTAGCTTTTGCTTTAGCGTCTTCCTTGGACGTTGCGCCCCAAGCTCTAAGAGAAAGTAAAAGTCGGGTAGGCTTTCCATCTTTCATCTCAGCGCCAGGCATATTGCCCATACGTGCTAAAAAGGATGCCCTACGAGGGTTGTCTCCCGACTTTACTGGCGGTTTTAAATTGCCACCCGTTTCTGCATTATACGATGCTCTACCTTTGGCATTCAAGCCCCCTTTCGGGTTTTTTCCAGCCTTTGTTTGCCAAGCAGGAGTTTTCATTTCTTCTTAGCAGTCTTAGCTGCCGCCTTAAATGCCGCCTCAGTAGGAGCACCTTTAGAGCCAACCTTACGCATCTTTTCCTTAGAACCAGCCTTGATGCGTTCTTGTTTGGCATTGATGTTAGCGTATAGACCTTGTTTCATTTCTTGACCTTCCTAGCCTGAGATAAAGCAATGGCAATAGCCTGTTTAGGCTTCTTGACTACAGGGCCACCTTTACCAGAGTGAAGCGTTCCCGCCTTGTACTCTCGCATGACAGAACTAATCTTCTTTTCTGCCTTGGTCTTTTTCATTTACCACGACCTGATTTCTTCATCATGTTAGTAGCGGTACGACCACCACGGGTAGGCATAGCTTTAGGCTTACCAATAGCAATCATTACAGTAACAGGCATAGATTTCTTCTTGCCATACTCTTTGGCTTCTTTCTCGCCTTTTTCTGTGTATGGGAATTTCTTGTTTCCTACTTGTGGCATATATTTCCTATCGAATTAACTTGGTTGCAACAAAAGAAATAACACCGCCAACAACAGAGGCGATAGCCATTCCCACAAAGAAACCGCCTTTAGACTTGTTAGCCATCTCTAAAAGCGTTTTAATATCTTGGCGAAGTGCATGGACTTCTGCTTGCAAAGCCTCAACTTGGGCTTCTAGCTTACCAAATTCCCTTGGATCAATTTCCGACATTTGAAACCTCTTTTTTTGGTCTGCCCAACTTGGGTTTATCTTCTACTTCCTTTGGAGTTTCCTCAACAAGAACGTATCCTTCGTGACCTTTCATGCTGTCAATATCGTGTTGATACGTGAAAGTTATTAGAGTACCAGACTGTAAACAACGAAAAGTAGCCATAAAAAACTCCAAAAAAAGGGGGGTATTAGCCCCCTTTTATCATACCAAACGAACTACAACGCACTTAACTGTAGTGCTTGCTAAGTCCACAGTAGCTGTACTTTCGTTTTGGAAACGAATAGAGACAGTATCTGCTGCTGAGACATAAGGCGTGATGGAGAGTCCAGAGACATCCACACCCATACTGATGTTCATCACAATGTCGCCTAGCTTTACGCCAGGTACTGTAATGGTGTTTGTTTCACCTGCGCCATCAACTAAAGATGAAGCGTTTAGTGTTGCTGTTACAGACCAAGTATCCGAAAAAAGACCTCGGAATTGGTCAGTTCCCCTACGGGAAACTACTGCTGTTGCTGCTGCCATAATAAATCTCCTTGATGTAAAAAATCCCCCCACCGATTAAGGCGAGGGGAAAAGGCAACTATTAGGCTGGAACTGCTAACGCAAATGCGCTAGAAGACAAAGCTGCACCAGTTGTGGCGGCTGTACGCATGGCTTTTACACCATACAGAGTGTCAGATGTAAACAGAGTAGCGAGGTACTCTTGTTTGTACTGAGTCTGTGAACGAACACCAACTTGCTCAACCAGAACCATAGAGTCCTTGTGACCCATCAAGCAGATACGATCTGTTGCACTATTACCTGCGCCAGTATCAGCATTGCTAGATGTGAACACGGGGATACCATACAGTTGACCGATTTCACCAGTACGGATTGCGTTACCATTACCCACAAAAGCCTGTTCTGTATAACGGGAAAGACCCATCAACGTATTGCGGCTTGAAGGAGGAATGATGAAGAAACGACCATCCATAGGAGTGTCATTGTCATCCAAACGCTGAATCGTGCGACGAATAGCGGCATCAGTCAACGCAGAAGCATTGGAAGATGTGCTGTTGTAAGCAGTAGTACCATCACCGCCAATAAAGGCTTTGGTGGATGTATTGCTTGTTGCGTAGTCGTTAGTACCGACAGTTGCACCATTGAAAGCACGACCCAATTGGATCAAGTCGGTATCAACTTGTTTAGCCAAAGCGTAACCAGCATCGGCAGTATAAAACTGACGCAAACTGTTCAATGCTTGTGCTTCAACAATGTCCTCAATGAAACGTGAGTACTCATAGTGCTTGTTAATCAAGACTTGAACTTCTGTCTCAGTATCGGCAATCAGAGTCACAGCAGTAGATGCCGCTTTTGCTGATGCGTTACCACGAGTAGGAGCTGGAATGTGAACTGTGTCACCCTTCTTGCCCTTGAAGTTCATCTTCATTACGATGTTAGCCAAAACAAGGTTTTTCTTGTATGCGGCTACGATTTCATCTGACCAGATTTCTGGGATGAATTTTTCTGCGGTTGTTACTGTAACCGCTGGTGTTGGATATGCCATGATTAAATCTCCTAAAGTTTAACGAACTCGACCTTCTGAGTATGCTGCCATAATTTCTTGACTTAAAGCATCATAACGATCTGGGTCTTGCATTTTGAGCCGAATAAGGTCTGCCCTTCTGTATACCCTCTTTGATGATTCACCAGAACCACCTACATCAACACCTACTGCTTTTAAGTTCTGTTTGCGAGTTACCTCGCCCTCATTACTTGTTTGCTTCTGTTTAACAGAACGTAGCTGTTTATAGGTAGATAGCAATTCATTGGCTGAGTCGTAATCATATCCAGAATCGGCTTGCTCGAAGATTTTAATGCGAATAGGGCTAGATTTCACCCAATTTGCAAAGTCCTGATCTTTGGCAATGTCTCCAAAGTCGGGATGCTCTTGCGCTAACCTTTGCTGAATCTGTGACCTTTTCATTTCTAGCGTTACTTGTCGTGCCGCTAGGATGTCTGGGTGATTATCAACAGTCTTTTGAACTGCCATCTGTGGATTCTCAAAGAAATCTACTTCAGGCTCTTCCTGTCTAGTCTGTTGTTGTCGTGAACCAAGGTTCTGTTTGATAAGTTCATCGGCTAACTTTCTAACCTCGCCTACTTCCTGTGCTTGCTTTCCAATTAGCTTTTCAGCCTCTTGGTGCATCTTCACAATCTCGTCTAAACTTTTATCCCTGTATTTCTCAGGAAGTTCATTCTTTTGCGAAATCTTCTGTTCTTCGATCTCTAACTCACCCAACTCTTCTTTGTCATCATCAACTAACATACTTTTTTCCTTTTCCTGCCGTTAATCGGTTGTAGGAGATTCAACTCGGCATAATTGCTTATGAGTTGAGTTTGCGTTCAGCATTCAACTTGTCTAAGTGGCTTTTCTCGAACTTCCCATGCGCTGATGGAAACGCTCCAGACCACCCTTCTAAGCGAAAAGCTGGCGCTGAGAGAATGCGATGAGAATTCTCACCACACTCACACTTCAGACTTGTTGCCTCATAATCAACAAATCTTTCTGTCTTATGCCCGTTTATACAGGCAAATTCATACATTCTTCTCATTTAAGTCCTCAAATGCTCTTTCGCTGACTTGTTTTAAGTTCTTCAGCCAAATAAGGATTGAATACTCACCTTTTCTGAATTGTAGACTTTTTTCATCTGCAATCGTTGCGATATTATTCAAAGGTTCTATCATTTTGTCAATATCTTCGATTAAATCTTTCCATCCCTCGGTTGACATCATGTCAAACCGATCTGTATAGTACTTTTCGAGTTCTGGAGTCATACGTCTTCAGCATCCTCAAAACCTACTTGCTGTTTTAAATCAGCATATAGACCATCCATCAGGTTTCCCTGTGGAGTTGGGCAATAGAAAGCGTGTTGTGCCACTTCCTGTGCGTTTGCTTGCCTAGCGTCAGCATTGGCAGACACAGACACTTGGTATTGCACTTGATCTTTGTTGCCAAAGATGTTTGTGATACGGGCATAAGCGTCTGTGAATGGAACGCCTACATTGCTTGTTGGGATAGAAATTTTCAGAGCCATTAGAAAGTCACCTCAGTTGTTTCGATTTTGCATACCCATCGGATTGTGGTAGCCGCCTGACCTGTAACAGTTACAGCGATACCGCCATTGGTTGTGTCAGCAGTAATAGCCAAGACCCATGTAGAGGCCCCTGCGTCTTGAGCAATGACAGTTGGTGTAACAGCCGCAACTAGCGTAGTAGAAGCAGCATTAGCACCACGCTTGATTACACCTTCAAACTTCCAGCCTGATGTAGTACCGCCAGCCGTGACGTTGGCAATGCAAGTGCCTTGGAATGTATAGGCGCTGTTGTTGGGTAGGATTACTTGGTTGGTTGTGGATGCGGCAGATGTGTTGCTTGTTAAAACTGTTGCAGTTGCATCAGTTGTTTGGCGACCAAGTAACAATGTTGCAAGTTGCTGAACACCTGTTGTTGCGTTAATAGGAGCAGCACTTGCAGGCAAAACCGTGTTGCCCTGTATTAATCTTGTTGTTCCAGACCTCCCACCAGCAACAATGCCACTGTTACTGTTTGCAGTATTGGATTGACCCCCAACAACAGAAGCATTAGTAGCGTTTGCAGTATTAAATGATCCGCCTAAAATTGCTGAATAAGTCCCACTTGCCGCGCTAGTTTCGCCGCCAACAACAGCAGCACTTGTACCGCTTGCTGTGTTGCTTGACCCACCAACAACAGCAGCACTTGAACCGCTTGCTGTGTTAGTGCCGCCACCAACAACTGCTGCTAAATCCGCGCTTGCTGTGTGACCCGAGCCACCAATAACAGTAGCTCTTATATTGTTTACTGTGCTGTTTTGACTGCAAAAAACTGAAGCATAAGATGCGCTTGCTGTATTGCCTGAACCTCCAATAACAGCAGAATAAGGCTGAGTTGCTTTATTTCCTGATCCTGCCAAAACCACAGCATAGTGGTTTGCACTAGAAGCAGGCGCAGAGTTTAAAGTAACCCACCCAGTTGCAACGTATCCACTAACACTACCAAAACTAATTAAATTTTTAGAATAACAAATGTCAACAGTTTGACCTGCGCCAATATTTAATATTTCAACTAATGTGCCAAGAGAAGAAACATCTGAAGCATACAAAAATATTTGTTGCGCCGAACTACCAAATATTGTGTTAACAATTTTTATTTGCTTACCCTCTATTGGAGCCGAAGGCAAATAAAGTTGTATTGCAGTTGTATTGCCGCCAGTACGGATTATTTGTATAGGAGCGCAATCATCTGCAAGTGAAACTCTTGCAGTTCCTGTATATGGCCTAAAGAAATCCCACACCTGAATTGCAGGTGTGTTCTCGGATGCAAACCCCGTAAACATTAGTAATCCCCGCCAATGGCAGT